GTAACGTAGTAAGATTTTGAATCTGTGGATGTATCGTAGTCAACAATTTCGTAGTAGATGCAGCGGTGGGGAGAGATTTCTCAATCCACTTCGATGAGTCAAATAGCGAATTGTTATTTCCGATAAAAGTTAATAATTCTTGTTCCGAATATCCGATATTATACTCCTCCGAAGCGAGTGAATTGACTAATGAATTGGTATTATCAGTTACAAAATCATTACCTATGTTGGTTGATAATTTCGAAAGACTTGTCTGGTCAACTTTGTCATAATTCACACACCATAAGAACTGGTTATCAACCTGTGTAACAGTTCTGGTTCCAGATTCATTAGTTACTAACTCATTCTGTGAATTTACCCAGAAAACTTGTGGGGCCGATGTGTTATAAACATCAGTATTTGAAATTGCTATGTATTCCCTACTAGATAATAATCCAAGAGATGTCTCTGTAGATCTATTTCTAAATTTCAACAAGAAATCTTTTATAACATAAATACTATTTACATAAACCCTACCAGTTGGTACACCAGAAGCCACATACTGATCTAAGTAATCTTCTAACTCAACGTTGAATGACAACTCAGAACCATTCTTTACTACAAATTGTTCACTATTTCGGTAAAGAATAATTTCAAGTTCACCCTTAGTCCGTTTGATTCTCTCTTCAAGTGACTTAACTCTGGCTTCTAGTTTTTGCAAATAAACAAACAAATCCAAGTTTAATCCATTTTCATCCCTAAATCCAGACAGAATACTGTCAGTATTATGATAATAGGTGTTTCCATTAACTGTAATTTGGTCGGACAAGTGATCATCCAAACCACGAGCAGATAAATTAGCAGTTACAGCTACCCTCATACTTTCCTTATCAGCTTCCTTCAATATAAAGTCAGTCTCATTCAAGACATTAGCGAGATTTTCAGGAAATTCTACTATCAATGGCTCACTCCAATCCGATTCAACCGGAGATTCAGGCCAACCAACCTCAGAAATTGACTTGATCTTCATTTCTACTCTTTCATTAGCTTGAATCGCAATGTCAATTTGATTAATATTTGGAGTATCAGCATCTGATATATCCTCAATCTGCCAGGTATAAGTATTTGTCGATTTGTCATAAATTCTTTTCCTCACATCGGTTTTGAATTCTTCCCAATTTGAAGCAGCCGCTGTCTGACTTGTTCCATTGACACTCTCAAACCTTATTGTTTCTACAGGAGACTCCCTACCGTCATTACTCAAATACCTATACTGTACACGAAACTGTACAATCTCTTGAGGTTGAGAACCTCTTGTGATTATTGCTTCTGGTATTTCCCAGAATCCTCTAATTCGATACTTTGGTTCAACTTTAGTCTGTGGTGATTTCGACAAATCAAGTAATTGGGTTGTAACAGAGGATAGTAAATTTAATTTAGATTCTCTATTACGATTAAGAACGTCCATATCAATCGATAGTTGTTTCTGCACCCCATCGAATGCAAATTTACCAAACTTTGATTGAGCCATTTTCTCTTTTACAGACTTCTCAATTTGTTCAACTTCTGATTTAAGACTTCTTTGTTGATTATGTAAATTTTTAAGTTTATTAGTATCAGGTGTGTCTGTTAAGTGTTTATTAATCTGAACTACCTTGAAATTATTTATATTCAAAACCGGTGTGTTTGGAATACCAGCTTGCTTATTGGGTGTTTTTTTAACAACTAGATCATTAAGTACATCACCATAATCATTTACAAAATCTGTGTAATATTGTTCCAATGAAATTGAGGAATTAGTTTCTCTCAAATCATTTGTCCACATGCCCATACCTGGACTCCAGTTTTTCGACATTATAAAATTATCCATATTCATGGATTTCAAGAAAATAACATTCCTCTCATTGTATCCTATGCTAATTCTTACTCTTTTATTATACTGAACAGGTGAGTAAATTTTCATTATATTGTCCCCAATCGGAATTGGTTCCAATCCTTCTACTCTTTCAAATCTTAATCTAGGGTATGATAGTTCAGTTGATAATTCAATAATTTTATACCTAGTTGAAGTTACTGGAGTATTTATTATCATTTCGTCACCAATTTTCAGTGTTCTCAACTCTTGAAAATCTTGACCATCTATTCTAAAATTTCTAACATATTGTAGTGTATTGGTAACGTACCAAAGCTTGCGATTTAGAAAATCCTCCTCAGTTCTTAATATACTGAACAAACCATCTAACTCCAAGAAGTTTGGCTCCAAGTCAAACATTTGTTCGTCATAATTTGGATTATTTGGCTCAACCAAACCTGGTGTGTTAGTATGCCAAGTTAGAAACTCATCGAGTGAAAATGAATTTTGGTTTCTAAAAAGAGTATTGAATGAGTTAAGAGCGGCTTGGCCCAATGGCGTGAAATTACCATCTACATCCTGAGCAAACTCAATTATATACCTTCTACATAAAATCTTTCTAACATTGTTTTCAACTTGACCGTCTAGATTCAATTCTATAAAAAGTTGCGGATTAAGTAACCCATCAAAGAACCAGTTCTTTTGGGTAACAAATGAGGTTAGTGGATTTAATGTTCCTATATCATTTGGCTCCCTATTTAAGTCTACGGTAACAACTTTTCTAAATTTTGTACCATTTGAAGGTTGTATTAAAGCGCCAGCATCATTAATACTGTATATTGAGTTTAGATTGTTACTCAATCTATCGATTTCGGATTTCAAGTATCCGAAGGACGGCAAACTTATTTGGCGAGAATTTCCCGTACCATCAACAATATCAAATGTCACGGAATTTTCATTACCAGAAATTAAACTATTTATACTGGATAGTACTTTTACTACATTTTCATTTAATTTAATAACTTCCTCAGCTAAAACATGATAGGAACTATTTATTGCCATTACTATGGTTTATTTTTTTAATATATATTAAGTTCCAACCTTTCAAATAAGTCTTGAAGACTATTTTCTCAAATTGGACCAATTGTATTCGTATTCGCTATTCATTCTCATGACGTAATTAACAGCATTTTCTTCAAGACCAAATTTACTCTCACAACTTAGTGGATTTTGAGCATTAAAATCATAAGCCCAATCTTTGATACCTAACTGGTCGAATCTCATTTTTATTTGCTCATTGTAGTATGTACTTATCATTCGAACCCTTCTTTGAATATCCTTTCTAGTCGCATTTTGTGTGTTTGAATCATGATAAAACTGCAAATATAGCAACTTTGGTATTCTAACCATCTTAGTCATGAGAAAAGTCCTCACCAACAACTCATAATCATCAGCTATTGATAATCTTCGATTATGACCACCAATAGAATGGTAGAAAAATCTGTCCCAAGCTCTAAAATGATTCGGGACACCAACAATGTGTCTAATTGTTTTAGGATTTATATTCGGAGTATTAACTGTTTTATAGTTTCTACCATTGAAAGATTCATCTCTATAAGCACCATATCCGAAAGAAAAATAGTCACCGTAAGTTAAAGAATTGTGGTTTTCGTCTATCTCTGCAAAGTCGGAGTAAACAAACTTACAGTCTGGATATTTCTGAAAAGCTTCAACCATGAGTTGTCCAGCATCTGGTGTTATATAGTCGTCATGGTCCAATTCCATTAAGTAAACACCATTACACAAACAAGCTGCTCTATATTTTGACTCACCAACAATTCCTTGAGTTTTTTTGTGAAAATCATAAACCCTCACCCTACCGTCTGTTTCAGCTATTTTCTCAGCTATTTTAAGAGTTTTACCACCATCATTTGAATCGTTTACCAAAACCCACTCCCAGTTGGAATAGGTTTGATTCTTCACAGATTCATATGTTCTCCATAGTTTATCACCAGTATTATAAATCGGAGTAAAAAAACTTATCAATGGATTGTTTCTGTAGTGTTGATCCATAATGTAATTGGTGGCGCAGTTGAATGCTGCCTCCCCGATTTCCTCTTTAAAATTATCAAAATGTATCCACCTCTTCCTTATATCATAAGATTTGTGATTCAAATTCTCAAAAATGTTAAAAGATTCACCAACTGTGACTATACAATCGGGATCGAAACTTTTTAATTTAGAATCTAATTTTTCATCTGTTAGATCTTGTTCGGTGAATAACTCGACCGACTCGAATTTAGCATAGAATTTAGATTCTAATTTTTTTTGATCTTCCATTCCTAACAATAGGATTCTTGGAAGAGTACGTTTGTTTGGTTTTTTATTTTGCTGGAAATAATTGTAGTAGCAGAGAATTTCATCAATAAAAATAAATTTATTTTTATTCCTATTAAATATTTCCTCTATAAACATACCATCACCAACATAATAACCCTTTGGTATTCTAACTTCATTGATGAGTTCTCTTTTGAGTAAAAATTGAGCCATGTCAATTTTACCAACTTTTACTAAATTTTCACCACACTCTCTAATATCAAGTCCAGTAAAATCAATTCCTCCAATTTTTTGTTGAAATATAAATCCTGAGAATTTCTTGTTAGTTTTAATTACTTCGGATATTCTTGTGTAAAAGTTCTCATGAATTACATTGTCATCATCCAAAACATAAATCCATCCAGATTTTATAGAATCAATTGTTTCATTTATCAACTGATGACCATGATCACCCTCTTCACTCTTTATGTAACTTACATTTATTTTATCTCCCGAAAGTAGCAGAATTATTTCGACTGGTATATCTTGTATGACATTAGTGTCAAAGATAATATGCCAATTTATGTCAAATTTGTCAGTATTGAAAACTGTTTTTTTTATTTCCCCCAAATGAGATAGTCTAGTACACCTCGTAATAACGTGAATTGATTCCATAAATAATTTTATGGAAATTTATATTTTTGTTGTTTCGGGTTAAAAATTCATATATCTTTGTGTTGTTAAAAAAACAAATCAGTAAACACCAATATAAATATTGGCACACTATTTGTTGTCATAGGAGAAAATAGAAAAATAATAAAATAGAATAATATGTCAGAAACAAATCAAATTAATTCATTCAGAGAACATGAAACACTGTTCAAAGAGAAAACTGGTAATGATTTCACTTTTTTTTACAAAAAGTATTACCCAAAGTTGATTTATTACACTTCAAAAATGTGTGGAGATCAACAAAAAGCCGAGGACATTACAACGGAGTCCTTTATGACAGCTTTTGAGAAAATCGATAAGTATGAAAAGGAGAAAGCTCAATTTTCCACCTGGCTTTTTACAATTGCTAGGAACATACTTTTACAAGACATAAAAGCTTCTAAAAAGACAATATCCCTCGATATTGAATATGATGAGGAAGGTACCACATTGAAGGATTTCATACAAGAGGAATCTTCAGAAACACATGTTCACGAATTGAATCAGAAGAAAGCAGAGATAATGAAGGATCACATCTCACGACTAAAAGAACCGTATAAGAAAGTCATTGAAATGAGAGAAATAAAACGAATGGCTTATAAGGATATAGCTGACGAACTTGGGAAGAATCTCTCAACCATAAAAAGTCAAATTAGAAATGGTAGAATTCTTTTGATTTCACAAACTAAAAGGGAATTCGATTTTTTGGACGAATTCTATTTATAAAATAAAAAAAAAATACTATGTATTATTCATCAAAAATTAATAATGAAAGTCTAGATAATTTTCTATCAACCGCTGAACTCGCTATGTTATATGTAAAAGCCTCTTGGTGTGGTCCTTGCAAAATGCTATCACCAGTTGTGGATGAAATCGCCAATGAAAAGAATGACAATCTCATAGTTGGGAAAATAGACGCAGACGAGGATATGGAATTCGTAAAATCATTGAGTGTGAGGAATGTACCAACTATCTTATTCTACAAGAACGGCGAATTAGTCGAAAGGAGCGTTGGTGCAAAATCAAAAGGAGATATTCATAAAATTATAGAAAATATTTCACAATGAGTGTTATTCGATCGTTTGTAAATAAACACTATAAACATTTTAATGCAGCCACGTTAAAGGATGCTGCAGATTCCTATATAAAACATGTAGAGGGTGGGGGCAAAATGATGATTACGTTAGCGGGAGCTATGAGCACCGCCGAACTTGGTATATCACTCGCCGAAATGATTAGAAAAGATAAAGTACATATAATTTCTTGTACCGGTGCAAATCTAGAAGAAGATTTGATGAATCTCGTTGCTCACTCACATTATAAAAGAGTTCCAAATTATCGAGACCTAACACCACAAGATGAGTGGGATCTATTGGAACAAGGATTAAATAGAGTAACTGATACTTGTATACCAGAAGAAGAAGCATTCAGAAAGATTCAGAAAGTGGTTGAAAAGTATTGGAAACTTTCAAATAATACAGGTGTTTCATTATTCCCACATGAATATCTTTATTCGATTATTAAGAATAGAGATTTAGAATTTGAGTACGAAATTGATCCAAAAGATAGTTGGTTAGTTGCAGCTGCTGAAAAGAACATTCCACTTATCGTACCAGGTTGGGAAGATTCAACTCTTGGAAATATCTTTGCATCAAATGTAATTAAGGGAAATTTAAAATCCACAGATATTAAAGGAGGCATTGATTATATGGTCTTTCTATCCAAGTGGTATAGAGAAAATTCAGAGGGAAAGGGGGTTGGATTCTTTCAAATCGGTGGTGGTATTGCGGGTGATTTTCCAATTTGTGTAGTACCAATGATGTATCAAGACTTAGAATGGACTGATGTTCCTTTCTGGTCTTACTTTTGTCAGATTTCTGATTCAACCACTAGTTATGGTTCGTATTCCGGAGCAGTTCCAAATGAGAAAATAACTTGGGGCAAATTAGATATAACAACACCAAAATTCATTATAGAAAGTGACGCAACCATTGTCGCACCTTTGATTTTTTCTTACATTTTAGGAGAATAAATATGGAAACAAATGGTAGGTGGGTTATTGTGAAAAATAACAATGGTGACATGGAACTTAAACCTTTTGAAAATTCCAAAGATTTGGAAGTTATTGAAGAATTTGAAAAATTCAGTGAAGCGAAAGAAGCATTTAACTTCTATCTCTATATTTTACTACCAAAATTTGGACAAAACATGAATTTTTAATATATTTGCAATATGGTTTTAATTCTTGGGGACATACATGGTAACTTTAATTTCTTAAAGCACCAAATAAATATGAAAAATATTACCGACTGCAGTATTATTCAAGTTGGTGATTTTGGCATAGGTTTTACTTACTTGGAAAATGATGAAAACACACTAAAGAATTTAAATGATTTTCTAAACGAAGTCAATGTGAATCTTTATGTTATTCGGGGGAATCATGACAATCCTGTTTTTTTTAAAGGAGATCATCAATATAGTAATCTGAAACTTTTACCAGACTATACCACATTGAATATCGATGGATATAACTTCCTTTTTATCGGTGGTGGAATCAGTGTAGATAGAACTCAAAGAATAAAGGAAAATAATTCAAATATCCGATATGGAAGTAGGAAAAAGTGTTATTGGGAAGGTGAAGTAGTAGAATATAAACCCGAAATAACTAAAAGTATAAGAGGTATCGAATTTGTAATTACTCACACGGCACCAGATTGGTGTGAACCCAATAATAAATTGGGATTTGGAAGTTTTGTTGAAGATTGGGCAAAATATGATAGCAAATTAATTAGTGATCTATCTTATGAAAGAAATCTAATGTCTAATATATTTCTTGATTTATATGAAAATAATAAAATCAAAAAGCATTTTTATGGTCACTTTCATAAAAGTTATTTTGACACTCACGATGGAGTAGACCATCACCTTTTGGATATAAACGAATTTTATACATTAAATATAGATAGATAAAAAACATTTTTTAGTTACGATATATAACTTTAAGTTTGAGAAAGAATTGGGCCCCACAAAGGGGTTCAAAAAAAAAATTTCTATGTTTAACACACTTACTTACAATGCTCTCGTTCAAAAAATGAGAGACTTTTTTTTGCAAAAAGGGTTTATTGAAGTCCCAACACAATCAAGACTTTCAATTTTAGCAGCTTGTGAAAACCCACATTCAATTACCACATTCAATTACCAAGGGGAAGTATGGCCACTTCCACAAACGGGTCAGATGTGGTTAGAGTACGAACTCCTAAAAAATCCAGATTGGGATGGGTGTTTCTGTATTTCAACATCTTATCGTCAAGAAACCAATCCAATTCCGGGAAGACACGAAATGATTTTCCCCATGTTTGAATTTGAATCAAAGGGTGGAATTGAAGAAATGTTGAAATTGGAATCTGAACTACTTTCACACCTAGGATTTGATAGTCCAGTTGAATGTAAATATGATGATGTATGTCAAGAATATGGTGGTGTCCCAATCCTTGAAAATGAACACGAACAAAAGATGTGGGAGGAGAAAGGATCTATCGTGTCACTACAATACTTCCCAGTCAGAACTAATCCATTTTGGAATATGAAACATAATGATAATGGAATCTTCAATAAGGTTGATGTTATTCTTTATGGTCAAGAAACAATCGGTTCGGCTGAAAGAAGTTGTGACGTTTCAAAAATGAGAGAAATGTTCTACACAATTGAAGATGGAAAATATTCTGAAAAACTTTTTGAATTATTCGGAAAAGAAAGGGTTGAAAAGGAACTTGAGATTTTTTTCACTCATGAATTTTTCCCAAGATTTGGAGGAGGAATTGGAATGACAAGACTGGCCAGGGCTTACGAATTAATGACAAAAGAAAAAACACAAATTGAAGAATTAGTGGAATTGTAAAAGAGAGGGGTTATTCCCCTCTCTTTTTTTTTATGAGTATTTAGTTTGACCAGTTGGGTAATTTGGCAAAGAAAGTCTTTGATTAGCATTATCAGCAAATACCAGATACTTTGAATCGTCTCTTACAATTGATTGATTCAATATTGTGGATTGTTGATTTTTTGGTATAATTTGTGTAAACATCCTTAAATTAGTAATCTTCATATCACAAGATTGTAATTTAAATTGCCCATTCTCAATTAACATATCAACTGGCACATGTGGTAAGGATTTTGAATAAACTAATCTTAATTCAGTTGAATTTAATAAAGCTCCTCTGTTTTCATTATTAATATTTCGTTTGTATAGAAATTGATCAACAGTCCTATTTCTTTGGTCTATATTCAATATGTAACCATACCAAGTTTCCTCTTCTATACCAACAGCACCACCACTTGTAGCACCTAGGGTAAATGGATATTCAACACCATTTATTGAAGTAGTTATCTCGTCATGTGTTAATCTTATTTTGAAACCTTGAGATACCGACTCATCAAAATATGAAGACAGATGATAAGTATCATTTATTGTATAATTATTTAAGTTGAACCAACAAGTAAAGGATATATTATCAGATTTTGAATAAGACGATTTAATTTTCCTATAAACAACGGCATCAGATGTTGAAGTAGCACCAAACATTCCAGTTGATAAATCATAGTTTGTCCTACTGATTATATTCTCGGAATTTTCAATAAGTTGTTTGATAATAGGAGCTCCAATAAATGTCCTCAGATCATCTCTAGTAAGTGGTTTAAATTGCTCCTTGTTAGCGACAGCCGCTTTGTCTTCTTGTTTCTCTTTACCAAAAAGTTCATCGATAGTTGAATTTTTGGTTAGGTTTTTAAGTTTATCAGTAATTGTCTGATTCGCTCCAATAATATTTGCCTTCTGAGTGTATTTCTTCAACATCACCTTATAAAAAATGGCGTAATTATTAAAGGATCGGAAAGGTTGTGCATGTTCTACTGTGAACATACGATTTATTTCAGCAAACCAAAGGAAGTCTTCCTTTGAAGGTCTCTTCTCTACACCAAAGGCTTTCTTGAAAACTTCTTTTGGTATGTGAATTTCGAAACTATCAAACAATGATAAATCAAATTGATTAATACTACCATTGTTCTCAGGAAATTGATTATTCTCAACAGAAACTTTTACCAAAGATTCACAAACATAATTATACAATTGGTATTCATGAAATGTATAATCTGTTCCCTTTTTATCAGGGTCGGTTAAAAAATAAACAACTTCATGTCCGAAAATTTCATTAGAATCATTACTTAGTTTGTTAAGTAAGGTGTTAACCTGTGTCAGTTGATAGGGTTTGAATAGTTGTGTTTTCTGATCGTCCGTAAGGGTGGGTAAAACGTTTGTCTGTATTTGTTGAGTTAACAACTGAGATTGTCCACCAGTCGGAAACTGATTAGCATTCTCAGTATCTCCAACTATATTTAACTTTAAAGAATTAGCATTTTCTCTAACACCAAATAAATTTGTCTTTTTATAATCCAAACTCACATTTTGAAAATCTCCTATTAAGTTTATATCGTGAATTTTAGTATTTGTATTACCGATATAAGTTAAAAGGTATTCTATCTGAAAAAACCTTATCGGAGTAATACGAGCACTTGATATGTTTTCTTTTGTTAAAAACTCCCAATCTGTTATCGTTCTACCATAATCTTGAGAATATCGATATTTTATTTCAACATCATTTATATCACCAGTATATAAAATTTCAAGGTCCTCTATTTTGAACACCTTATAAATATATGGCGGTTTCAAAATTACCTCAGAATTATTTTCACTGAGCTGAATTGTTCTCTCACCCGTTTCAATAACCCTTTCCAACTCACCAATCATCCGATACTCCAATAACTTCAACACACCTATATTTGAACTTCCTTTTCTTATAAATCTCAAGTCTAAATGTAAATTATCTGTAGTGTTGAATGGGGGGAAGTTCACAATGGAAGATGGAAGGTTACACCAGTCACTCCATTTGAAACCGTCTCTACTTATTCTATACTCAGCATTCAAATATCTAGTATCTGTTTTGCCAGTATAATCAAATGCAAAAGTTTTAAATTTTTCAACACCATACAGCTCGTTAAAACTGATAGTGTATTCTTGTGAAGAATAAGAAAATGTTGGCGCGGCATTTGAACCGGTAGAACTAATCGGAAAGGAATCAGAAATTGTGATTAAGCCATTTGAACTATCCTTGATTATTTGTGGCATAATTATATATATTTTATATTTTATTTGACAATCTAAGATATTTGTCTTATTTTTGTATAAGGTAAAATATAACCAAAATAATAAAATATGAATATTAAAGATAAATTTATCGAACTTACGAAAAGGACATACCCACATGGAACTGAACATGAACTTTTTCATTTATTACCAGATAATTTAGAAACAGATGAATTTGGAAATAAATACCTCTCTGTAGGTCCTAATCCCTCTACAATGTTTACTTGTCATTTGGACACAGCATCCTCTACAGTAACTAACGTGAACCATTTATTCGAAGGTAGGTACATAAAAACTGACGGCCGTTCAATTCTTGGATCTGATGACAAAGCTGGTTGTGTTATTTTATTGGAAATGATTGAAAATAATACTACAGGTCTTTATTACTTTTTTCTTGGAGAAGAGAGAGGGTGTATTGGATCGAGGAAGGTCGCTAATAAACATAAAACTAACCCAATCCCAAATATCAATAAGGTAGTTTCATTCGATCGAAGAGGAACAAGTTCGATTATTACCCACCAATTAGGTGGTAGGTGTTGTTCAGACGAATTTGGAGAAGCACTATCACATCAGCTCAACATTAATAGTAAAAACTTCTCTTACAAAACAGATCCAACTGGTATATACACAGACTCTGCTCAATTTACTGAAATATATCCTGAGTGTACGAACATCTCAGTAGGTTACTACGATGAACATTCTCACCATGAACAACAAGATATCGAACATCTTATTGAATTATGTAATACCGTGACTAAAGTTAATTGGGAAGAATTACCAATAAAAAGGAATACAAAAGACAACGATTATGATGAATATGAAGATTTAGAAGATTCTTATTACTTTGGTGGGTCCGATTATAAAAAAGAATCAACCTACACAAAGAAACAAGTTTACTTTATAGATCCGATTTACAATTTTAGATCTTCTGTTTCCTTCAATAGTCAAAATAAAATGTCAGAAATAGAACTATCTCAAGATAGATTGGAATTAGAGGAGGAAAAAATAAAGGACTTATTTAAATCTTTTGACGTGGAATATCAATCATTCAATTGGGATGGTGCGAAATTACACATTACCTATAATGAAACACACAACTCAACAATGTATCGACAAGAATTGGCTGAATATATAGAAACTTTTGACTTTTGGAAATCCGAGTGTGACTATGAAGATTTCTGAGATATATAATTGACAATACTTTCATTCATTTGTAGATATCTGTCTTGTCTACGCAAAGTTCTCCAATTGAAATTATATTTTGGGAAATCTGGACTTAACCTACCATCAAGAACCCGTTTGTAAATCAAACAATTCAAAACATCTTGTTCTTGACATGACTTCAAACGAGATTCGGGATGGGGGTTGGGATTCGGATTTATTCTAATTAAATCTTTATTCTTACACAACTCCATCCACTCCTTAATAAGTTCCCTCGAAGTGGAAGTATTTCGTATTATAATTTGTCCACAATTTAGAAGGGATGAATTTTTTACCACTTCCCTCTCTACTTCATTCTCTATTAAGTAATCAACAGTGTAATTCTTAACAAAGTTTTTTACAAAACATCCATTTAATTCAAATCTCAACCAAAAATCCGAAGAACAATCTGATAATAATTCTTCACACAGTCCTAACAGATTCATCCAATCCGTTTGCCAGTAACTTGGATATTTATCAAAATTTATATCATGCCACAATACTATAGAATTTTCTGGCACTATACTCAAAACATAATCAATCAAAAAAGGTTTAAAATCAAAATACCCAAGTAGATTACCGTTCTTAAACTCAGTTTCTTCGTCCCATTCATTACAAACCCAATCACTATTGGGTAAAGACTTCAAGGTTGACTTATTAAAAATATACATTTCTTCAAAAAACGAAGAAAGACTTTTTTCAACCTGACGTTTTACACTTCGTAAATCATAACAACCGTCTATGTCCGGACCCTCTGTATAAAAAGAAACAAAAAACATAACTATACGTAATATAGTGAGGAAATAAATAAAGTTAAAAAAATTAATATAAAATTATATGATATATGTATCATGATCTTGCATCTTTTCACGTTTTTTTAAAGGATTAGTCATTCAAAACTTACTCAGTCTTAAGAATATAAAACTAAAAATTATCTATAAAATGGAAGATAAAATTTATGATGGTGAGAGTAATAACTACATGGAAAGTTTAACAATTCCAAATATCTCCAATTCTCTACAGGATGATGAAGAAGATTCAGAAAAATTTAAGTCTCACAAAAAGACACCTGATCCAAAGTCTAAAACACCTGTATTGGATACTTTTAGCAGAGATCTTACGAAATTAGCTGAGGAATCAAAAATAGACCCAATCATAGGAAGGGAAAAAGAAATTGAAAGAGTGAGTCAAATTCTGGCTAGAAGGAAAAAAAACAACCCAATTTTGATTGGTGAACCTGGTGTTGGAAAATCAGCTATCGCAGAAGGATTGGCACTTAGAATAGTCCAAAGAAAAGTATCTAGAGTGCTTTTTAATAAACGGATTGTAACCCTTGACTTGGGATCAATGGTAGCAGGTACAAAATATAGAGGACAATTTGAGGAAAGAATAAAAGCCGTCATGCAAGAGGTTGAAAAAGACCCAAATATTATACTTTTCATAGATGAAATACATACCATAATAGGTGCAGGTGGGTCTAGTGGTTCATTAGATGCGTCAAATATGTTCAAACCAGCCCTAGCTAGGGGTGAAATTCAAATTATCGGAGCTACAACATTAGACGAATTTAGAAAACACATCGAAAAGGATGGAGCTCTCGAAAGAAGATTTCAAAAGGTAGTAGTAGATCCTGCTTCGCCAGAGGAGACTCTTCTGATATTGAATAATATAAAAGACAAATATGAAAATCACCACAATGTTAATTACACAGACGAAGCTATAAAAGCCTGTGTTGATCTTACCACCAGATTTATGACAGATAGGTTTCTACCTGATAAAGCTTTGGATGCATTGGATGAAGCTGGATCTAGAGTAAATATTTTCAATATAGAAGTACCTAAAGAAATAACTGATATAGAAAATAAAATATTAGAAGTAAAAGATAAGAAAACGATTGTCGTGAGAAATCAGCGTTATGAAGAAGCTGCTCAATTAAGAGATGTTGAGAAACAACTTCAACAAAACTTAGAAGAATCTAGAAAGAAGTGGGAGGAGGATCAAAAGAATTTCAGAAAAGTAGTCAGTGAGGATAATGTAGCAGACGTTGTTAGTATGATGACAGGAATCCCAATGAGAAAAGTTTCTCAAAAAGAAAATGAAAAACTATCTACCCTACCTTCTATAATAATATCAAATGTAATTGGACAAGACGAAGCTGTAAAAAAAGTAGTCAAATCAATACAAAGAGGTAGAGTTGGTTTGAAAGATCCAAATCGACCAATTGGTTCCTTCTTATTTCTAGGACCAACCGGTGTTGGTAAATGTGTAACCAAAGATACATTAGTTACTTTGAGGAATAAAAGCACTGGAGAAATATATACTTGCACGATATTTGATTTAATTGAACAAATATCCTAAAAAAAAATCATAATTTTATGGAAAAAAATATTGAAGAAAAAATTTACAGCCCGTTGTGGGAAAGTTATCTAACAAAATTAGATGACCTAGATATTGTTGAAAAAACAAAATGGATGAAAATAGTTGAACCGCTTGTTGAGTTACCATTTGTGACAAAGAACTATTTCCCCTTATCTGAAAGTGAATTTCTCGAGAAAGTAGAATCAGATCAAAACTTCAAAGAAAAATGGGGCAATTGACCCCATTTTTTTTTATATTCGATCTATGGCAAATTGAAGATTTTGTTTTATACGGGGTAAATAATGTTCAGGAACCCTATTTTCATTAATCAATTTTTCACAAGCCAACTTTGAATCTATATAATTTCTAGACCAAAAAGCAACAATTGAAAATTCATCTAGAATTCCATATTGGTAGATCCAAGATTCAGTAAACAGAGAGTCCCTAGGCATTTCTAATGTCATCGCGTATTTTCCAATTATATATCCTTGTTGATGTAAGGCGTTTAATCTACAGTAAAGTAACGCACCGTATAAGCATTCAGCTCTATATGGAGCAACTTCTTGACCCCTCATAAATGTTTGAATAACTTCTGATCTAGAATGACCCAAGTCCTTCATCATATTCCCAGCATTATATAAACTTATATATTGTTCCTCATTCCAATAACCCATGTCTGCCCTTTTTAGGTAACATTCCAAAGACTTATTAATATTTCCAGAATCTCTGTAGGATTGAGCGAGATAAAACATATACCTTGAAGAGATCCAATTCCCTTCTTCTTCTTTTGATAGAGCTAATTCTAGTAATTCAATATCTTTTAAAAATTTGTTACCACTTTTGTTTCGATTACTATCCTGGATAGGTACATTTTTAAGCCCCTCGACAAATCCCCTACTACCGCCGATTGATAGATCTAAGAATTCATGTACCACTCCAACATATCTAAAAGGCCTTTTGTTTGATGTTAACTGAGGCCTATTATATATGTGGCCACCCATTGATGTCTGTATATCATAATAGTCATATTCCAGATTATCCTTAAACTTGATTGGGTCAAAATTTTCCACATAACTTATAATTTCATCCGCATCGATCATTAGAGCGTAGTCGATCCAATCCCTTTCTCTTAACTTTTCTAAGGCAAAAGTTCTATTATAAGCAAAATTTTGCCAAGGTTCGGTGATTACTTCACCTTCTATGTTATTATTTTTGATCCAATTTTGGATTGTCTCAATGGTGTTGTCGGTTGATCCGGTGTCGACAATCTGTACCCAATCAATTATTGGTTTTACAGAGTTTAGACACCTTTCGATTACGTGTGATTCATCTTTTACAATTATACAAAATCCAATTTTTTTCACAGTTTTGGTTTTATTTTTTATATTATTTTTAATTTCTAAGTTTTTAGATTAAATTTGTGTTGTGAAATTTGATAATTATAGATACATCTATCCACCTAGGCCGAAGAATGCTATATCACCCATCGAATTAAATTTTTGGGATAATAATTCACTTATTGTACAGCCAAAGTTTAATGGGTCAAATACTACGATTTATACCGATGGTAAAAAAATTATTACCATGAATAGACATGGGCAAAAACTTACAAATTTCAAAATAAGGGATAATGAAATTTTGAATTTACACAAATCTGGATTGGGTAAGTGGACCGTTGTAAATGGGGAGTATATGAATAAGGGAAGAGTTGATGAAAAGAAAATAAATTTCAATGATAAATTTATAATTTTCGATATTTTAGTTTTCGATTCAGAATATTTAGTTGGTGAAACTTTTGCTAATAGGATTGAACTTGTAAACAATACTTTTCCCTCACATAAGATTGATTCCCAAACCTATAGTTTATTTTCCGAAAACATAGGAATTGTTAAAAGTTATGAAAGTGGGTTTTCAAATCTCTTTGAAAACTTATCAAAAATTGATATGATTGAAGGGTTGGTTATGAAAAGAAAAACCGCCAAGTTGGAAATTGGGAATACTGAAACTAATAACACCAAAAGTCAATTGAAATGTCGGAAACCAACCAAGAATTATAAATATTGAAATTGAATATATAATTATGTATGTTCAAGTATTTGTACAAATTCCAATCTTTCCTTGAAGCGACTCTCAATATTCAAGAATTAGAAAAACAAGATAAAGCCTCGTCAAAAAAAAGGGGTCAGATTCTTGTTAATAAGTTAAAATCAAAAGATCCAATCAAGAAAAAGGATGGGAAAACTGTAACCGTCGACAAGATGTATGTAGATGGTGATTGGGAAGAACCATTGAATGTAGTTGGTCAAATAACTACAGGTGGAGAATATGACCAGGAAAAAGGAAAAAAATATTTTATAAAGAATTTTGATACCGAAATGGACCCCAGAAGGTACAAGTATAGAACTGTTTTCAAAGATGACGAAGGTGACCAGTTTGGTTTAACTCAAATTTTCAAATCTCCTGATTTTGGTTCAAAAGGAGCTGGAGTTGATACTGGAACTAATGAAGTTCTTCAGTCAATATTTATAGGTATAAGACTTGAATCTAGAGAAGACTTAACACCAGAAAACATTGAAAAAGATTATAGAAGATATCTTAAAGAAAAGGAGAAATTTCCAATTGTGATGGTTGATGATAAGTTTGAGGATATTGACGAAGAAAAGTTGAAAAAGTTTTTATTAAATAAAGATTGGGTTGAAACCTTTTGTCAAATACCTAATTTACTTTTATCCGAAGATAAAGAAGGACAAACTGTTTACAAATCTTATTTGAACCCGAACACAGTTTATCTTGTTTACCACACAAGTAACAAATCCGGTAGATCACCTTACAATATATTGAAGAAGAAGTACCTCGAATTTGCAAAAAATGTTCGAGAAATAAATTCAGATGACGAAGATATGCCTGTAGAGGAAACTAGTAATTTCAAGAATATAAATTTCAATAAATTTTGTCCAGCAGATATTTACCTTTTTGATAATAACGCAATTGGTGAATTAGAATCAAGAGTTTCTCAAATAAAAAACATCTATGATCTTGGTGTTTTATGGGATGAATTTTTTGATAAAGGTAAATTAGTTCCTATCTCATTGAAAATGGTTAGAGTTGGTGGTGATTACAAAATAATTACTAACGGTGAAATTGGTGCAAAATTGCCACAATTCAGTATAAACAAGTTTGTTATAAACGACGATCCGTATAGAGGGATATTCTCAAAAATCAAAACTTCATCTGTTTGGTACTATAGAGGCAAAAATGTGTATAGGGATAGGACTATAAATTTTGATTCATCCGATACTAGTAAATATACAAACATTGACGGAGAGGTTGAGGGTTCAACTTCAAGACACGGAAAAATTGCTCTAGAACATATAGTCAGATTAATAACTAAGAATAAAAGACTTTCCCAAATTCAATCTGTAAACGAACTCAAAAAATTGAACATAGAGGAACTGGACGCAAAATTGAAAATTTTGATTGACTATATCAAAAAAAATGGTGGTAATTTAGTTGAGTTTAATAAATCAAACCGAGGTTCAAAAATTGAAAATAATGAAAAGAAGTTGATTTCAAAGATACAATCTTTACAAGTTATAAAAACATTATTGGATATTTATCTTAAAGATAATGAATCCGCTAATTTTGTAATGACTGAAATTATGCAATTTGCACTTTCTGTAAAAACAGATTATTATGGAACCCCAAGATATTTAAGAGTGATTTAATTTACTTTTGATTTAACTTCCCAGAAATCGTATGGAATTATATCTCTATAGATATCCTCAAACATATCCATAAAGTATTCAAATTCTGGCCTAAGAGCTTTTTCAAAACTATCAATATAATTTTTTCCCTTACTTGATCCAAAATGTACGTTGTTATCAAAGTCTGTAATTATGTAAATATCAAAACTTGATTTATTTATGGTAATTTTAGTTCTGAAAATTAATTCATTACCCTCACACCTTAAATCATAAACTTGAACTTTGATCACATCCTCATCATAAATTCGATTGATTGTTTTGGAATTGAAAAAATAATCTTCATCGTCTTTATTTTTAAGAAAAGGATAAAGACCCAAATTAAAGCTTTCCTCAGGTGTCATAAGTTCATTAAATTTCTTTATCCCTTTATTTTTCATAATCTATATATAATTTTAAATATATAAGTAAATATATTAGGTATGCAAAAATTCTCAAATTTAAGACCCGAGGAAGAATCAAAGTTTAAAAAGGATGATGTACTTTTTAAAAATGGATCTATGAAAGTAGTCAAGTACGAAGAGTGGCCAGTTATCACAGACAAAGATGCAGTTATCTGCATTCCGTACCTTACCGAATTGAATAAGTTTATTATCAGACAAGAATACATACCTTCTTACAAGTATAAAGAAGGTCAACAAAATCACTTGGCTTGTGTCGGTGGTTCAATTGAAATGGGTGAAACACCAGAAGAAGCTTTGTTGAGAGAATTACAAGAAGAAGCTGGGATTGTTTTAAGGGATGGTTATACAATTGAATTTGATAAACCTTTATTTTTTATGAAAGGTTCGGCTAACAAATTTTATTCCGCCATAATACCTTTGACTGAAAATGATTATCATGAGGTTGTTATACAAGGTGATGGTAGCTTACTTGAGAAAATGAGTCAAACTGCAAAAGTTGATATTAAATACTTAAACTCTATGTTCCCGTCGGATGTGGTTACGGAATATATGTTTATGAAATTAAAGCAATTTGCTAATCTTTAATTTAAACCTGTAATTGGTTTCCTACCCTTTCTTTCAATACCATTGATTGCCATTGACTTAACGTCGTTATTAAATTGATTATGGTCCGCATCTTCCATATAATCTAAATGAACTCTCAAATTATTATCATCAAGGTAATTATTTGAAATATATTCGTGTATAACATATCCCATCCACTCATCTTGACCTTCATATCTTTCTAACCAATCTATATTGAATTTCATAGTCAAATAAGGTGTCCCATCTTTCCATTCAGTTTTGGTTATTCTGGTTTGTAGTTGTTCTTCTATAACTTTCTTGAGAGATGATACAATTTCATCTTGGAGTAAATCGACTGTAGCACTTACTCCCATATCAGTCCACATAGACCTGATATCGCTAATATAATCGGAGTCAATCTCATCTAATAGTTTTCCAATATTGACTAATCCCACTTTTTGAACTCTCTCTATTAGTTGTTCTTTTGTGGTAATACCAACACTGGTTAGTGTTTCGTACTCATCTTCATCTACTTCCTTGATTTGTTCAAAATCATCAATTAATAAATCCACCAACAATTTTACTGTATCTACTTTTAGATGGTACTGAAATAATGTCTCTACGCTTACTTGGTCTGAATAATCCCAATATCTTTCCCAAAGAGCATCAAAACCATTTTTATTTGTTAATATGTCATAGTAGTCATCTTTGTGCGAGATTAACCACTCTGCGTATTTTTCTGCAGGATAAGTCAAGTAAGCTTGTTCTTTATCATCATAAGTTATATCCACTTTATCGTCCAAATTATGATATTCAATAATCATCTTGTCTGTAAAATAAACTGGTTTATACCAAATAAGATTCATGTTCAATTCCGAAATTGTCATGATATCATCTGGTTCTAATTCATAATCCAGACCACCTTTTATTTTAATATCTTTTAGATTTAAAGAACCTTCATCATCATAAAATTCTATGGTTTTGAACTTTGGTTTTACTCGTTTTACAAATGAAGTAAGTACATAAGTTAAATCCTCATCAGATACTTGGTTTGGTTCAGATCCCCTTGATATTTTTGGGAAAATTTCCACCCTTATACAAGGTGTTAGTTCCCTTTTGTTTCCTGGAACTGCCAAATTTTTAGGACCTTCATCTTTATTTGATTCATCTATGAATGAATAGAATATATTGATATCATATCCACCTTCTTCTAATTCGAATAATAAATCTTCAATTTCTTCTAACGATATTGGCCAAAACTTTTGATCACTTTCTGGTCCACCGCCCACTCCCCTTCCGTATTTCAATTCCGGATGTTCCCACATTGTGTTAGAAAACAAGTCAAGTTGCTTTTCTTGTAATAAAAACTGTTTCCAATCTTTGAGATGCGTTGACATAGAAGAATTTTTTTATTCAGGACTCCAAGATCCATCTCTACCACTTTTTTGAAAACCAGACCTTCTTATTACAACTTCAAATTCATTCACTTCATATCTGTCTTTTCCCGCTTCTAATTTATTGTAAAATCCATTTAGTCTTTCTGCCTTTGAAAGTGTAGATTTTAGACCACCAACATTCAGTCTTTTAGCTCTATCGCTAAATGACTTTGTGTATTTGATAAAATTTTCCACAGTATCATCATACTTTTGGAGTTTTATTTCATACTGATATGGATTACTATAAATAATAAATCCATATCCATCATCAATTGCATCTAAAAACATATCTTCTATTTCAGCAACTGTGGGGAAAGCACTTCTTTCCTCTCTTATCATATTATAGACTTGGAACATACTGTCTCTGAATTCGAGACTACCTCTATTGACCTCTCCATAAAGTTTCTGAGTGGCTGCCTTATACTCATCATATCCACTTTCATAAAAGTTAAATAAATTCTCAGTTTCTGGATTATTAAAAAAAAGATCCGATATTGAGTTTGTTGGTTTGGAATCTTCAGAGAAATAATAAACAATTTCCATTGCCATTTCCTCTGTGAATCTACCACTTGTTGATTCATTGAATATTTTCCACCCCTTTATCATAAGGTTATATATTAAAACTTATCCTCAAAAAACTCTGCTGGTTCACCCAATACAAGGTCTTCTCTTGGAAAATCTTTACCTCTCTGTATCAAGTTTTTCTCAACTCTTTCTGGTTTGAATAAGTCTATGATAAACTTTTCAGCTTTCTCAACATCAAAAGGTTTACAAGAAAACATATCTATGAATGTATAACCCTTATCTTCAAATGAGTGTATTGATAAGTGACTTTCAGATATAATGACAATTCCCGTGATTCCTTTATCTTCCGGCACCAAACCAGAATAAGGAAAAACATAAGGTTGTGTTATTGGAGTCATTCCAATAATTTCGGGTAAGGTCTTGAGTAGATCGAAATGTAAATTATAGTCTTTTAATATTTCTTTTGGACAACCAATAAGATCTAGAGTTAAATGAGGTCCGAAAATGTAGTTTTTCATTTCACAAATTTTCTAATTTTTTAGTGCCATTCTGTAAACTCTATCCCCATATTTTGAATTTTAGAAATTAGATCTTGTCTTATTTCTAAGTAATGTGGTGGGAAAAAGTGAGCGTGGAATTCAACAAATAACTTCTTTATTTTACGAATGTGACCTGTTTCTATTAGTTTTTCTAGTACTATAAATTCACTACCCTCGATATCCATTTTACAAATTATATTCGATTGTTCTGGTAAATGTCCTACAAATTCCGGAAAATTGATACTTTCAATTTGGATCGGTTCGATATTACCACATCTTTCCAAATATTGATTTTTCATATCATCGATAACAATCGATGAGGCGTGCCCATCAACATTTGATACACCATCTGTGGGTGAATTTGACATACTCTTTACATGATCTTCTTGTTTGAAAAAAACATAACCGTCTTCAATCCAAACAGCTTTCTCAATTGGTGTTATGTTTGGATAATTTTTAGTACGTTCTACTATCATACAAGCAGGATTCGCTTCAAATGAGTAAATATGATAAGTATCGTCAATAATACCCATACTCAAAAATTGGTTTATTCCTTCTCCAAGATGAAAGCCACAATCCAAAAATATATTTTGCATTTAAAAATTATTTATATTTACATTTATAAAATAAATAAACGGAAAGTTTCTAAAAATATATTTTGGTTTTAGTAAACAATGTATTATCTTTGTATTAAGAATAATAACGCACTTTTTAAAAACAACAATTAATGGATATAAGAAAAAAATTCCTAAAACTAACTAAACGAACTTATCCCTATGGAACCGAATCTCAATTAGTTTCCTTTTTACCAAAGGGTTCCTTCAAAGACACACACGGTAACTATTATTATAAAATCGGCAATTCGAGAACTGCATTCGCTTGTCATTTGGACACGGCGTGTAAAACACAGACTATTGTTAATCATAAAATCGAGAAAAACATCATTTCTACCGATGGGAAATCTATCCTTGGAGCAGATGACAAAGCTGGTATGACAGTACTACTTTTCATGATTGAAAAAAATATACCCGGATTGTATTGTTTTTTCATTGGCGAAGAGGTTGGTTGCATCGGATCCGGAAAAGCTTGTTATGATTACCAATTCAGAGATTATAATAGAATGGTATCATTTGATAGAAGAGGTACAAAATCAATCATCACTTTCCAATCCTCCAAAAGGTGTTGTTCAGATGAGTTTGCTAATGAACTGGCAACTAGAATGAATAAGTTTGGACTAACTATGGAAGCTGATAATACCGGTGTTTATACTGATTCTGCTGAATTTGTAGATGTAATTCCTGAATGTACAAATATATCAGTTGGTTATTACCGTGAACACACAAATTTTGAACATCAGGATATTGACCACTTGATTAAACTTTGTATCGCGGTCACAAAAATCGACTGGGAAACCCTACCAACACAAAGAGATAAAACTAAAATTGAATATAAACCATATTCTTATGGATCTTATGGTAGTAAAGGAACCTCCTCTTATGATCATGATTCGAGTAAATATGGTAATAGATCTGGATATAGCACTTATGACTCTTGGGCGGGTTGGGATAAATCACCTGCTAAATCTAGAAGAAAAAAATATCATAAAGAATATGGTTACTATGATGATTTTTACTTTGAAGATGAGGAAAAGTATGATAAGTATAGTTATGACCTAGACACTGGATATGAAAAGGAGGGTAGATCTTATTACGATAGTCTTGACAATGACATAACAGATTATCAAAGTAACAAATATGTAAACAAATATACCTCTCTGAGAGAGATGGTTTACGATGATAGATTAAACGAAGAAGAAATAATCTGTCTGAAAGATCAACACTTTGATTTGACTGATAGGGAACAACTCGAAACTTATATAGAATTAAGGAATCAGGCTTGTTCTCTATAAGGACAAATAATTTCTGATGATTTTATAGATTCATCGGGGGCATTTTGTATCTTTGATTCAGTAATTTTGTGAGTAATCGAGAATTTGTTTCCTTTTTTATCTATAATCTCTACCGGTGTGACCATGTTGTTGTACCAATATTCAATTAAAACCTTATCACCAATTTTAAAATAGTTTTTGTACTCTAAAATAAATTTCATACTTTTATATATTAATTATGAGAAAAGCAATTCAGATCACAAGAAACCTTACCGTTGACAATGAGTTCCTTCAATTTTTATTAAACAACTCATGTTTGATTTCAAATATCTTCATAAATTTGGAATTTGAAAATGAAATTAATTTTATATCACCGACACAAGATACTGATAAGGTATCGTACCTACCCGCCTCAAAAAATAAGGGTGGTGATAATTTTGATCCATTTGGTGATGGGGTGGGTAGAGTAAATCTTAGAATTGGTAGATTCTTAAATAAATTTATACCTAAAGAAGTTGTGGATAAATTTAATATTACAAAATCAGATATCGAGTCTTTTGTAAATTTATACAAATCCTGGTTTGATAAGAGTAAGTTTATAATTAAGTTGGTAGAAGGAGAGGAGATAAGAAGGTGGTATGATGAAGAAAACTATTTTACCCCAAATGGTTTTGCCATTGGCACACTTTGGAATTCATGTATGCGTTATAAAAAACGGTTGAAATTTTTAGATTTATATTGTAAGAATCCAAATATAAAAATGATCGTCATTTTACAAGGAGAGGGTGACAATTTGAAAGTCAGAGCTAGAGCTTTACTTTGGGAAAATGTAAATTTAATAAAAGACTTTTCACAAACTTTGCCCGAAAATATTAAAATCATGGATAGAATATATTCAGTATTTGATTCTGACGTAATAACTCTTAAAAAATGGGCTAATGATAATGGTTACATTCCAAAATTTGAACAAAACGCAAAATCTCACCAATTTTTTGACATTAAGGGTGAAGTAGTCAGATTGAGGTGTTCGGTTCAATTAGAAAAAACAAAGTTTATTAGTTATCCCTACTTAGACACATTCCCATTCTTCTCTTGGCATGATGGTATTTTATGTAATGATGAATACAACTTCAATTGGGAATATAAACTTGTACAGGCTGATGGTACCTTGGAAAGACAAGAAGTGGAGGAAGATACAGACGATGGATGGTAATTAACTTGTTCTGTATCTTTTCATTATCTCTATAAGGAAGGGGTCTCTAACTATCTCATCATCAGAAAATTCAATAAAACCTATACCTGGTACATCTTTGAGTCTGTGAATCGCATCTTCCAATCCACATTTTTCTCCTTTAGTTAATTTTAAATCAATTTGATCTGTGTCTCCGAGTATTACTAATTTTGAATTTTCTCCCATCCTCGAAATGAATGTTTTCATTTCGGTAACTGTGCAATTTTGACTTTCATCAAAAATACAAAAAGAACCAATTGATTGCCCATCGGAAGTGTATTGGCCGAAAGTGGAACCTCTCAGAAAATTAAGTACAGTTTCTTTTATAAATCCATTATCCTTCAAATATTTAGTTTGATAACTACCTATTAGTTTTATTAGGTTATCATAAAAGTGTGTATAGTAAGCAAGCGTCTTTTCGTTAATATCACCTGGTAAAGCACCTAATCCCTTTTGTGAAGTAATCTCAACTATTGGTTTGGTCAAAATGATTTGGCCAATATTCATATTTTTGTCTTTTAAACATTCTAAACCTGCCATAAGTGATATGAGTGTCTTACCAGTACCTGCGCTACCACGAACAAATGTTATTCTATTGTTCAAAATTGTATCAAAAAGTTCTTTTTGTTTTTTATTTTTGAATTTACAATTTATTTTATATTGAAAGGTGCGAAGCTGGTCTTTCAAATAGTTATCCATCTCCTGCATTTCCTGCATCTCTTGCTCAATTGTTTTTTTAGCCCTTGGTTTAATTTTTGGCATTTTTTTAAGGTTTTTTTATTATATATTCCCAAGTTCCCTATCCGAGAAGGGTGTTTTAATATATAAACAAAGAATTACATTCAATGTTAAAAGAGAGAGAAGAATTGATCTATGATTTGATATTTTCTGAGGTAACTGAATATAAGATAAATATTTCGGAATATATCGAGGATATCTATAAGTATGATAGATTCATTGATGATATTAAGAATGTTTTGAAAAAATCCAAAGTAGCAATCGTTAAAGAAAAGGTTGACCTAGAAGAAGCGAATGTAATTTGGAATTTAAAAGTAAAAAAATAAAAAATGTGGAAAAAAAACGCAGATACTGGTAAATGGGTTCTACAAGTTGAATCTATATCAAAAGATACTTATGAATTTTATAAGCAAGAATTAAGTTCTGTAAAACTTTACTCAAAGTGTTTAAGTGGATCTACATATTTGAAAATTAATGATTTTGATAATTTATATCCAGAATTACAAACTGAAAGGATTGGATTTTACATTGGCACACAAAGTGTTCCATTGAGAGGACCGGCAATCAGGTTGAATGATATCACAAGACGTGAATTTTATGATAAGTATTTGAAGGAAGATGCTTTCACACTTAAAAATTTATTTACACCTGAAAGATTACTTACAGATCAGGGTAAAAATTTCAAATATGTTGATGCTGCGACTACAAAATCGATTTCTTTAACCCAAGGTGCTAATTTGACCATTGACGGATTTGTATTGAGGACTGGTCAAAGATTGCTTGTCAAGGATCAAATAACAGTAGCTGCACTGTCCCCAAATGTGGATGTTGATAATTATTTTACGAATGTTATAACTGTATCCAATTACTATTTCTTGAATGAAGATGATAATAAAAATTATTACTATTATAACGAAGAAAATGGAATTTATAAGTATGACGGACTTTCTTTGATACGCGAGAATGATCTTTCAGATTATGAAAGTTCCTATAAATACGCTGCTTATGTCAGAAATGGTACCTTAAATGGTGGTAAAGAATTTCATTTACAGAGACAAAGGTTTGGATATTTTCCGGTAGATGATTTTAATACCGAATTTAAAGAATCTAAAAATTGGGTACTTAGACACCGTGTCGACTATAACAATATTTATGACGTGAATATCTATGATGTTATAAATCATGCAACTCAATCAATTTTCGATTTCACTACTGCCAAGACTTATTCTATACCACAAAGGACTATAAGTGTTGGAGAATTTGGTGTGATATTCAACAATCAAGAAAGGATTTCAAGTACCGCGACATTTAGTATCACTAATGTAATACCGAATAAATATAAAATAAATTTATATTCTATTGTAAATTGTACAAAATTCTATTGGATATGTGGTGAGGAAGGTCATATTCTTAAAGTTAACAAAATAGATTTTACGATTGAAAAAATTAAAATAGACGAGGAGTTACCTTTCATGTCTGTAGATTTTTATAATGATCAATTTGGAATGGTGGTTGGTAAATTCAATAACATTTACTATACAAGAGATTTTGGTGTGAAATGGTTTAAACTTAAAATCGATGAATTTGAAGAATATTCTTATAATAGAGTCGTCCACCTTAATGAAAATACAACTTATGTGGCTGGTGAGACTGGTGTTTTCATCGAATTTTTGTATGTAGAAGGTAATTGGACAGCTTATAATAGAGCTATTGTTAAGGATTTAAATGATACTGACGAATATTTGATGGTTGACGATATAAACGATTTGAAAAAATCAAAATGGACAACATTTAAACCATTTACATTCTCACAAAATCAGTCATCCACTTTCGAAGGTAGAATCGTATATGACAACTCCCTAGTGGATAATTACAAAGTCATGGAAATTTCAATAAGTTCACCAGAATTGGAACCTACGAGTGCATTTCTTTCAAATACCACTGCCAAATTTGCTATAGGAGTTTCAGTAAGTAATACACTCGGTTTTCAAAGGAATAATGCAGTATGGGGACAGAGTGGATACCCATTATTTTCAAATTTTGTTGATATGTGGAGAGATAACAATGCTAGTTTCCGAAATACTAAACCAGCCACAAAATTTAGTTTCACATTTAGTTTGCCTACTGACGACTGGGGAAATTTAGTAAATTCAAATTACCTTGTAGACGTAGAACTCACTACAAATTATGACGTTGGACTTGGTGGTGTTGGTGGTGGTTTATATCGGAGTAATACAAAATATCAGTTTCAAACCTACAATAACGACTTTCTTTTGATGTCTGCTAATAGTGGAGTGGCGGTTTGTTATGATATAGATAGTTCATTTAGAAATTTAGATAATAATTTTATATTCTTATCCTTCACACAAACAACTGCTGACATTAAAACAATAGAGAGATATAGGAGTGACATTTACATAGGTACGGATAGATTGTATAAATTTCCAGTTACTCTTTTGGGAACTTACTCCGACCCAAGTGTAAATGAGGCTAAAATCACACTTACTCAATCTGAAAGAACATATGTTAATAGACTCGTATCCTCCACACATTCTTTATATCTTGTTGGTAATGGGGGGCTTAATAATTATATAAATTTTGTAGATAAAGAAAACCCTACCTTTTCTTCACCCTTAGATCCGTCTTTTAATGGTAGAATAAAATCAAAATTTTTGATTCTAGACTATGATATTGCTTCAAAAGTAAATTTTTTCACCGATGAGGGAGAATATCGTTTACCAGAGGCTGCTAAATTTGATTTTTTTGATTTTTCATCTTCACCAACAACATTATTTTTCATAGGTCCACCAACTGATGGTCAAAAGACGTGGTTGGATTATTCGAAGGATTCACTCAAAACTTTTAGATATTATACATTAATGTCTGACTCAAATGTTGTGAAGTATAGTTCAACATTTTCTTATAAATTTCCCACACTCAGCGATGAGCCATTTACCATTCAACCAAACCGAATAGGTAGAACTCAAAGTTATCTCGGACTAAATTCGGCAAATTCTCTCGCTCCCCATATTTTTTCAAGTACTCAATCAAAATATTTCCATCCAGTAACTTCGCAATCAAATTGGGTGCCAACATTGGCAGCTGTTCAACAGGCACTGTCGGGATTTCCTGCGGGCACATCCACAAATGAAACGTATCTGATATTATTTGACGAGATTGGGATAGTCATAAGAAAACACACTTCATTGCTTAAGTGTAATAGGGACAATAGAACCGATGTTGGGGATATCATACAGATAAATTCAAATGTATTCGATGGTACCTTTATGATAAATAAAATGTACTGGTATTCGGGACCAGCTTCAAATGCTGGATCCTTCATACAATTTGCTGGTAGACCAACCAACTTTCCCGGTAGTGGTTTGATATTTGAATTTCAATATTTTTACCACAACTTAAATTCCACTATCACAGCCGAACTCACATCTCTATCAGCTAATATCAAAATACGGAATCTAAACAACTACTCTTCTTTTAATGATTTGTGTAGAAATTTAAGCTTTCATCCTGTTGGAGAAGCTTTCGGTATAACTCTTTCTGATTCTTTCGCATATTTGACTGCTAAATTTAATGAAAAAACATCTTATTATAATTTACAATCCCAAGTTGGGATAATAAAAGCGGTGCCCGATATTAAATTCATGGGATATAAAGAAACATTTCTTGATTTTGGATTCTCACCAACTTATAATATAAGTGATTATCTTACAAAATTGAATCCCCAAACATTTACTTCTAGTAAGAGGTTTTCGGTTTTGCCAACTTATTCCGTGGTTGGTAGTGCGGGTGGTTGGACCAGAAATACGGCTTATTTTAGTACAGCCCCTTTAGCGACTCAAACAGAGTCCAATCTTTTGAGGTTTGGTGAAAACTTGAGAAGTCAATGGGAATCCCTACTACCATATACATTTGTTGATATTATTGCGCAAGGTAATTCAACAAGATTTGATCTACATCAATATTTATTAGTTGATAAACATGAGCAACAGGTTACATTCATTGAGGGTGCTAATCAAATAGTTGGCACAGCGTATGTTTTAGAATTTGACAAGCAATTGCCAATAACTCAGCCTATAAATTTATACCATATTATGTCAAGAAATTTGATCGGTACGATAAGTAGTGATTTACAATTATTGAACAATATTCATAGGAGTGAAGTGAATAAAAGTGTACAGACAGGTTTTACTTTCAGAGATTCTCAATCTACGAGGATCAACAAATTTCCGACAGAATCATACATGAAGGCTCTTGTTTCCGACTATGATATACAAGAAAATATCAGTGCGATTTTGTATACTGATAAAGATTTTGACATATCATTAAATGTTATAAATGTTGAAAAAGAAATTGTAAATAGTGTTGACCAAGTCTCAAGTGGTAATATTAGTGGATTCACAAATAAAATGAGACTAAAGCCAAAAAATGCCTCCGCTACTCAAAGTTTTAGTAAAGGTGATCTAATTAAAGTTGAATTTGGTGAGTCTAATAATGTGATAAGGTTTAGTGGGTATCAAACAGTTATTGGCACCGATCGAGATTATATATTTACGAGTAAGGATTATAATACATCTGTCGACCCAATATTCACTAGCGCAACAATATCATTCATTAGGAGAGATCCATTTTTTAATTACGAACCAATCGATTTGTTCAAAGCCGGATTGGACTTAAAGGTTTCTAGATCAATTGAGATTCTTCCAGAGAATACCATACAAAGTTTGGGAACTTACAGTCTCGTAAATGTTGATCTAAATAGGTATAAGTTTGAGTTCTTAGACGGATTGTCATTAGAGGAAGTATTTAGAAATAACCATTGGTTACTAGAAGCAGAAGTTAGAAACGCTAAGGTTGGTCAAAATATCAATACCAATGAATTGATCTGGTATTCTGGTACTTGGAAATGTGGTAGATGGTTTGGTGGTAGATGGATTTCGGGAACTTGGATGAGTGGTGACTGGTATGGTGGTGAGTGGAACTCACTGCCGGTGAAAAATAATAAAGTTTTTGACGATAGTCTGACAGACGAACAAAATCCAAAATTATCTAAATGGTATGGTGGTAGGTGGTTCGAAGGTACTTGGAATGGTGGTAGTTGGTACTCTGGTAGACGGTATGCTGGTGACTGGAACTCTGGTATATGGTACAACGGCATATGGAATGATGGTAATTGGAACAATGGTAAATTCCTTGGTGGAATCTGGGTAAATGGTAAATGGAAGACTGGGATACTGAATTGTGATTCAAAACCTTCTTATTGGCTATATGGTGAATTCCAAAGTGGGGATTTTGAAAATGGGATGTGGTATAATGGTTTTTTTGGAAATGACCAAGGATCGTTATCAAGATTTGGAACTAGATCAACAAACACAAGACCTTCGATATGGCAGAGTGGAAAATGGATAGATGGAGAATTTCATTCTGGTCTTAATATAGACACAAAAACACAATTGCCAATAACTTCTAAAGTGCACAAATACTCTGTGTGGAAAACGGGTCTTTGGAACAAGGGTAGTTGGTATGGTGGTATATCTTATAATATCGATTTTAGGGGTGGTGTCTGGTATGGGGGTGTATTGGAGGAGATTCAAGTTGTCGGTGTTGATAAAATTCAAGACACAAATCCAAATTTTATTTCAAACAATAGAATCTATCTGAATGGATCATACCTATTCAACCCTGGTGATGAAATTTGGATAATTGACGATGATAGGGGAATGACATTTTCAGTACTCGGTAGTAACCAGATACCAAGGTCTTATAGGATTAATAAAATTTCTGAACATGAAACAACAATTGGTAAATTTACTGGACTGTACCTCAATTACAATTTGAATTCTTTGAATGTTCCAGGATCTGCAGATTTGAATGAATATACACCGGAAAATGGAAAAATTGGCGAGCTGGGGGTTAGAGTTGTGAGTAGATTCAAGGATAGTACCTGGAAAACAGGTATTTGGACCAACGGTATCATGCAGGGTGGATTCTTTGAAACTGGTATCTGGTACAATGGGATAATGGACGGAAATTGGGGTCAGTAACTTAATATATAATTAATGAGATTTTTTAGATTTAATCAATTTATATTAGAAAAAAATGAAAACGACTCTACGTTTTCCGATGTGATAGGTGATTTAAATGACCTAATTGAAAAATCATTAAAGACTTCGGACCAAAAAACAAGGGAAGATTTTATATCTGCCTATCTGAGGGATCCGGAGAAAACACAGATAGAGGGACTTATTAATGATTCAGACATTTATGAATTTTATTTGAAATATAGGAACGAAATAGACCAAAAACTATCTGATATGAGATTTTATGAAGAAAAACCATCGGATATGGACTCATTTAGTCTATATGACTACCTTGTTAAGGGAACTAAGTCTGCAATTAAAGACTTTTTGGAATCAAGTAAATCGTGATAAAACGATTTGAAACTCTTTGAATAAGTCGAGGTGTAGGTGAAAGTGATTAATTACCAATAAACCTACGCTAATTGTAACAATAACTAATTTGGTGAAATTAAGAAACTTCGTTATAAATTTTATTTCTTGAAATAGGCTTAGAAAAATATTTAAACATAGAATCACAGACAGAGTGAGTAAAAAAAATTTCCAATTTGGTGTTATTATCCCAAAGAATAACCAGAAAAAATCAGCTAATAGAACTGAATTGAAATTCATTAAATCACGATACTGTTGATTTTGCATATCGGATTTTTCTGGTTTTTTTTTCGTAACTTTTGAAAATGCCTTAGCCCACGACTGAACCTTTACTACACTATTGATTTTTGTTAGTAGGCCCAAATTTGCCAAAAATAATAATAATCCAATAAAATAAAACAAATGACTAAGAAATATCATAATCATTTTATGAAATCAATAATATAAAGTTTTATAAGAAATCTCTGATTTTTAATATATAAAAAAACTTCCGAAAAATAAAACATGACTCCGTTATATAAGGCACTCAAAAAAAATGGCACGTCTTTTTACGCATTCCCAGGTGCAGCTGAGGACATTTCAGCAGCCTATCAGAATTCGAATTACAAAATGTATTTTTCAAAATACGTTCTTCTGAATTTCCCAAAACAAGATACACCATCTACTAATAATCCCGCTTATTTTGATTTTCAAAATACATCCACTTTTCCAAATCCGGTCACAAAAAGAAATTTGGGATTTCAAATGCCTTCAGCATATACGCCACCGATAGATTTCAAAGACCAATTAGTTGAGTCTCTTAGAAATTATGTGGCTAACCATGAAGTTACAATGAAAGAATCAAGGTTAAATTCTACTGAATATTATTATGATAATACAATAATTAGTACACCAACCGAGAAAATATTCTGGAAATGGTGCAAAAAACTTGGTTTGTTGAGTTTGGAACCAGCTAACGACGGTGATGAGTTTTTTGGTAATTTGGTTGAATTTAATGCAAACTCAACTTCTAATGAGTTTTTTCCGGAAATCCTTTGGAGAGAAAGGGAATCGGTTGATTATTCTGTTTTACAGTTTTTGAAATCACCGGCAAATGTGCTCCAAATACAATTGCAATCGGATGAATACGCATATTTTCAAATTGGTGATGTGATTGAAATATCTGGTCCAACGACAGTTACCGGAATACTCGTTCCTCCGAATTTTACACCGGTGAGAGCAATAATAACAGCCATCACACCGAGGAACTTGACTACTGGTATGATAATAACAACAAACCTCGCATATACTGGGACAACTCCAGTATTAGCTGTGGCTGGTGATAATACATTTGTCACTTTGGTATATCATAGATTGGTTCAATATATTGGTGAAGTAAATGGTATTAACAATGTACAACAGTCGAATAGAGCTTACACGGAAGTTTACGCCCATGTACCGGATTCTACTGGTAAAACACCTGATATCCTTTTTAGGATTAAAGACGATAAGAATTATAAGCCTTTGATGACTTATCCGATACTCCCAAGTCAGAATCAACCAGAGATTGTTGGGGCAGAATTATTTACTAATCCCCTTGTGAGTAATCCAAATAATTATCCAGGTAGTTATTATGGACATTTTGATACCGCGGATTTCACATATACAACTTCTGATGGTGACTCTATAAGAAGATCGGGAGATTATTATGGTATAAGGGGGACAAGAGACATTCCAATATCCGATTCTAGATCTATTGATGGAATGACCTTGGATTTTGATCCATCTCACTATGTAAAAATGAACATATCTGGTCAACCAATAAATAATTTTGACCAATTTAATGCGATGATGGTGAATGGTGAAGCTCCTACGGATTTCGAATTCAATGCAATTTTATGGTATTATACAATCGAAGATACATTGGGAAACAAAACAAATAATGTCTATGGAATTTCGTTTGTTGATAATCCAGATAATAATCCGATACCGACCGAGACAGGTAAAAGGATTGGTGCCTTCAGAAAGCTTGCCGCTTCTGATGTTCAAGACGGAACCTCATATGCTTTTTCTTTGAATTTGAACTTCAATATTATAAATGAAAACCCACAAGATACATTTAATCCAGAAGCTATAAATTCTTTATTTAGCTTTAATTTGTTCAATGACGCTATGAGAAGAATTGGTGAGTTAAACGATGCTTTTCTCAGAATTTTGACTAGCCAAAATAGATTGCAATCCGATATAGGAAATATGAAGCAACTATTGTATACCCAAAATGACTTTCAAACAATAAATTCAAGGATTAATAACCTAGACTCACTTTTAAAGTTGTATTCTACAAACCAAATAGATAGTACGGACAGTATTTTTGTTAGTAGAGACGATAGTCAAAGACCACCTAGAATAAATCTTACAAATATCGATGTCAATTATGGTGTTATTTATAATTTCAATACTTCAAATCTTTACGGTGTTAATGGAGTTATACCAGGATATGTTTCGGTGCCTATGAATAAGAATTTTCTGATCAATGTTAGAAATGATGATGTCAATGATTTTTCGTTACCTGATAATCAAAAACTGACTATTATACTTGATAAAGATTTATCATATAGACAAACTGTGGATATAGTGGTAGATGGTACTGCAAATTCTACACAAAATAAGCAATTAGAAATTTTCATAAACTTTAAGTTTGGAGACTCTCAAAATCCAGTCGAGTCACAGTTAGTTGAGACTATAAATCTACCAGTTTATTACAATAATGCATCTGGATATTTGAACACAGCTGCGACAAGGGAAAGATTTGCCTTTGATGTTGATACCTATGATAATATAAGATTAAATATTGGGGGTACTTTGGAACTTAAACTTTTAGCAACTAGTAGTTTGGTTTATAATTCAATTTCTAAGGGTGATGAAATCATACTAGACGATTTCATAATTGGAACTTCCTCTAGATTGAATTTTTCTGGTCAATATAAAGTTAACAGTGTGGGTAGCACAAATTCGTTGGTATCTTTGGATGTTAATAATAACCCTTCACTAATTGGTTTTGGGAATCAAAGTGGTATAACTTTACCATACACATTCAATGATCCAAATAAGTACTTGATTTCAAGTGTGCCATTTTTTAAACTAAATAAAGGGATAAAGTATAGAATAACTAGAATATCTCCTAGTAATGATAGTGAACTTGTAGATAGATACTTCGTAGAAAAGTACGATTTGGCAAATTAAATAATTTCTTTTTATACTATAAGAACTTTTTTAAATCCATTTTCTTAATATATAAGAAAATAAAATATTAAAATGGGTTGCCCTATTGGTCAGAATTCATTATTTTACACAACTACAGATAATTACATTAAATTTCAAAATAGTGACTTAGTTGCTATTGAAGGTGTGAATACTGTTGAAAGGCAAATTTTAAGTGGGATAAAATTTCCATATAAACAATTACTCAAGGGTAGGATAATTTTAAAAGCTGGTCAAATAAATTATCTTTTAAATCATCTAGGAATGGGTGATAATGCAACATTTATATCTATTTCTGCAAAATATGATCCTAAATCTAAAGTTGAGGAAGATAATTATGTAAATTGGAGTTTCTATGATGATTTAACTAAAGTTTATGCATTTGCTCAATATATGTGCTTGACTGGTAATTCTACTAATAGAATCAAACAACTTTACCTCACAAATCCAAATATAAACCAACCTGTTATATTGGATGTTTTAGTTGGTAACCTTGATGACGCTTATAATTACTTCGGAGATACAATTAATCAATCTGGTACAACATTTACTAATCTTGTTTACACTGATATCAAGAAACACGTAATTGGTGAGTCGTTTAAGATTGTGGATGCGAATGGAAAAGCTTTAATTTATATAATTATATCAAATATAGAATCAATCCAAATTTCCGATAAAATTTTGACAATAGATGATTCGGCTTTGGGTACAATATTTTTAGCTTTTAAAACAGTAAATGATGCTAAACAAGCTAATTCAATATTAAATTACCTTTTAGAAAATCCAAATGCTGACATTGATAATTTACCGGAAGATGATGTTAATCCAGTTGTATATTGGTATAGTAATGTTGGTAATACTTCTTCTTATGGTTATGTAACTTTTGATGGTGCAACTGCTGGACCATATTCAAGTACATATGGAACTACATTTTCAGCAACTATGTCATTAGACGTTCATGGCACAAATTCAGTAATTACTAAAAATAATTTAATTGAATTATTAATCAGTAGTATTTATGATACTAGAGATGGTACTATGTCTCTGACTGGATCCTCAATAAACCTTACGGGCACATACGGAACTGTGGTTGAACAGATAAATGGAGTTGGTAGTTATTCAATGACGTTTAATATAATGGATATAGCTGGCAATGGACTTGATGGAGTAATTTTAAATTTAACAATAACACCCTAATAAATAATTTTCGAAAATGGCATTTAGTTACGATAAGTTTTTAAGACCAATAAGTATAGGAGATAAAAATCTATTCATTTATAATGATGGTGGTGTTTTGGTCTATACCATAAATCCATATTCTGTAGTCAACACATTTACAAATAATAATTTATTAAAAATTAGTTTGAAAAGCCAGAGGGTCATTACTTTAGATTTTTCAAATGCTGTACTTGCTAAAATAGCTTTAACTGAATTACAAACTCAAATTGATCATTTAAAAGCTAGTAATCCTTTGGAAAAATTAGCAGGCCCGACTGGAGTACAAGGTTATAGTGGTCCACAAGGTCCACTTGGACCAGAAGGTGGAACAGGTCCCCCTGCAAGAAACGATGAATTCCTTAATGTAACATATTCAATAATTACCCATAGTACGGGCAAGTATCCAATAGTACAGGTTCTAGATGATCAAGGATTGATGACTATATCTTACAATGTGAGGCATATATCCACACATTCGTTCATGGTTGAGTTTACCGAACCAACTTCTGGTACAATTATTACTGGTGGTGCATTCGGTCCACAAGGTGCTACGAGTTACGGTGACACAGGTCCACAAGGCCATACTGGCCCACAAGGTGTTCAAGGTGGATACGGAGCTCCGGCATTGAAGACCACACTTGACGATGGGATTGGTGGTGCTACAAATTCAATAACAGTTAATCATAATTATGGTTCATATCCAATCGTTCAAGCGATTTATGATGATGGTTTTAATATCTACAACATACAACAAAGTTCTTATTCAGTAACATATTTTGATCCAAATTCATACACAATAACTTTTGATTCTGATTATACGGGTTTTGTTTTGAGTGGTGGTGGTCTTACTGGCCCACAAGGTGAATTTGGATTCCAAGGTGATACAGGTCCACAAGGTGATACTGGTCCACAAGGTGACACAGGTCCACAAGGTAATACTGGATTTCAAGGTGACACTGGTTTTCAAGGTGACACTGGTCCTCAAGGTTTCCAAGGTTATGCTGGTACAACTGGTTTGCAAGGACCAGGCGCTCCTGGCGCATTGAATACGAGAATAATATCTTATCAGAATGGTGCGACAAATTCATTGTTGATAAATCACCAATTTGGATCCTATCCTATAATTCAAGCAATTGATAATTCTGGTAGGATAATAAATCCTGGTTCTTATTCAATACTTCATATAAACCAAAATTCTTATAGAATAACTTTTAATGATAATTATAGAGGTTGGGTTATAAGTGGGGGTGGTCTTACTGGTCCACAGGGACCAACTGTTGATAACGATAATCCATTATTTTTCGTACCTGGATTGACGGCTATGTCATTCGATAGTGTCAATACAAGTGGTACAATTTCTATATGGGGGGATATAATTCCAGCAACCGACTATACGGAAAGGGGTTATAGTTTGGGATCTCCTACAAGGAGATGGGAGAACATATATGTGAAAGATGCTCAGGTCTCCGCCAATTCAGTATTCATAGGTGACATTAAATTGAGCATGGGTACTAATTCAAGTACTGGACATCCCTCGCTCGTAATCAACGATATTTTGAATGATAATTCAATTGAATTAGCACCAAATACATCAAATACCTTCTTGATTGGATCGGCCACAATGGCTATGGAGGGTAACTTTATACCAGTTACAAGTTCTACGTATGATCTAGGGACTAATGATAATCACTGGGACCATCTTTACACAAGAGATGTTGTATTATTGAATGATGGTAAAATATTTTTTGAATCTGATCAGTCATTATACTTAGCTGATGGAATATTTTATATCAATGATGTTCCATTTTCAAATGGTGGTGTTGGACAAACTATTTATTCTTCAGCTGGAGTTACCGCTTTGTCATTTACTTCTTCTACGAATTTATCCTGGGCTGATATTGTTCCATATCAAAACAATCTTGATTTGGGTAGAACTGCTTCAAGGTGGTCAACTTTATTCGTTAACGATATTTTTGCTAATGGTGATATTTATTTACCAGAGGGAAGTAATCTTTATATAGGTGGTCTCAAATTTTCCAATAGACTTACTGGAACTTCTGATGATTTATTAACTGTACAAGATGCTGGATACTATCTAGAATTAACAACACAGAGATATCTTTCTTTTGAAAGAGGAACTTCGGTAATTGTGAGTAATGGACTTGAAGACTTCTATGTTGATGATGAGTACTATGAGGACAATAACGCAGCTGTAATGATTGCAATTGTAGATTCATACGACATCGAAACAGGAATATTAGGTTTATTTATTGAGAGACCAATTGGTCTTGGAAAAACCGCTAGTTCTTGGACAATTAATATTTCGGGTAGACAAGGAGTTTCTACTGGAACTGCTAGTGGGGGTGGTGGTACGCCAACTTTAAATCTTACTTTTTCATCAGTTGGTAGTTATAGTGTATCACATAATAGTGGTGCTTATCCATTGATTCAGTTACTAGACGATACTGGTAGTTTCTTCATACCGGATTCTATTATACACACATCTACATCATCATTTGATGTATTTTTCGCAACGAGTTCTACCGGCACTATATTAGTTGGTGGTGGTAATGGTCCACAAGGACCAGAGGGACCTTTTGGGGGAATGACCGTGACCGCCTCATTCACTGAATTAACTGTTACTGGACCTTCTAATCTACAACAAGTAGTTGAGGTTTTAACAACTGCAACTGCAACTGGATTGTCCCCATCTACATATGAGTTAAATTTTGATGATGGTTCAATTTTCTACGTAGAACCAGAAGGTGATAATTTTGTTGCTAGCTATTTGAATGTGCCAACAACCGACAATAGAATTATATCTACTACAATAATAATATCACAAACAGCATCAGCTTACATACCAAATGTGGTGTTTATCAATGGAGATGTTGTCCCAATCTCATGGTCTGGTGGTTCTTTGCCATCTGGAAATGTAAATCAGACGGATATTGTTGGTTTTAGTTTTATGAGAATTGGAGGTACTTGGTCTAAAGTTTTTGGACAATTAAGTACTTTTGCTACTATTTAATATAGTTGCTTCATTTAATATATAACTATATGATAAGTAGATTATCCAATTTTTCTGGACCGCTAGGTGGTTTTTTCTCAGGTGGGGGTGTACAATTAAATTTATTATTGAGTTTAGATTCACTAAGTTATGATCTTTATGGAAAGTCGTTTACTTTTGATCCATCTAATAGTTCTGGTGTAACTTATAGTTCCAATACAGTAACTTCAGATGGTGGTGGTGGATGGGCTACATATGTTGGTTCTGTTCAATCATATAATGGGCCGGTCAAATTAAAATTTAGAAAGGGCGCAGTTAGTGGTGCTTTGATGTGTGGCTTATCTGATTTAACAGTTGGTGGTACTTATACTAACATAAATTTTGGGTTTTATTTACAAAGTG